CAGGTCCCATTCAGGGACCTGACAGTGTGATGTCACACAGCCTAGGCAATCATGTGATTGCTTAAACCAAGGAGCATTAATAGGTAAGACATGGCGTTAAACAGTAGGGTTCGCACGCGTGCTCGTGGAGCAAATGGGCTCCATTATCTCGGAATCCAAGATAACTCTTACGAGTATGTGTGTACTGAACCCTATCACGAAACTTGTACTGATGAGTTACACGGGGCTCCCCCTTATAAACAGGGGGGGGGACTCGTGTTAGTGAGGTCCGCTTTACATCGCGGCTTCACTGCTGATGTGAACTGGCTTGGTGCGGCCTCTAGGTCGTATCAAGGTAAGTTCACATCTGGGTGGATACCAGCTACGCTGACGAGTGAGGGTCTTCCTTCGAAGACTCCAAGTTCGAAAGCTACACTGGATGCACTCGGTGCGACTGGTTGGGCACGCTACAAGCCTGGGAAGGCTGTAGCCAATACCGGCCAGTTTCTCGCAGAACTACATCAGCTTCCTACGATTCCCGTTCTCTCTGCTTTTAAAGCCATTGCAAGAACCAACTTCAGAAAGTTGGGCGCTTACAAGAAGCTTGGTGGAGAGTACTTAAACGTGGAATTCGGATGGAAACCCTTCCTTACGGACCTCCGTGATATGTATAATTTGACACATACCATGGACCGGCGTCTCGCCCAACTTAAGCGAGACAATGGTAAAAGGATAAGGCGGAAGGGGAAAGTTTCGAATAATACTACGGTTGAGGTAATCCAGAGCGAGGAGATTACTCCTTTCTTCCCTATCTTGACCTCCGAGTATTATTCTAGTCCAGGGAGTCGAACTGTAACTGTTTCGACTACTGACTCAAGTTGGTTTTCTGCAGGTTTTCGATATTGGTCTCCCGATGTTGGGAGCCTGCGTTGGACCAATAGAGCCAAGCGAGCTTTGTGGGGAATTAATCCCTCACCTAGCCTGCTCTGGGAAGTGTTGCCATGGTCTTGGTTGATAGACTGGTTTTCGAACACAGGAGACGTACTGTCAAATATGTCCGAGAACGCAGCCGAGAACCTAGCGGCTGACTATGCTTTCATCATGCGTACACAACAGAAGACGTACGAGGTGATGGAGTCACAGTCCTTTCCTCAGAAACCTTATAGTCTGGAGTGTGTTACACTTTTAGACTATACTCTGAAGGAAAGAAGCGTCGCTAACCCTTACGGCTTTGGTTTAACATTTGATAGTCTTTCTGACCGTCAAATGCTGATCTTAGCAGCCCTAGGAATTTCCCGAAGCTGACGAGATCACTCTGTGCCTTCCATAAGCACAGGGAAAACCATCATCTAGGAGTTCATGTCATATCTTTCGTAGACCCTATCTCAGTCACCATCAACACTGTTGCAACGAACTTTTACCTCGTTGAGCGGAGTGGCCAGAAAGCCGTTTATCGTAGCGGCCTTGTTGAACTGGTCATCTCTCATCAGGAAGGTAAAAGCCGCAATCGCCGCACTGTTCGTCTGAACAGAGTTGCGGTGACGGCGGACCCGTTCAAGCCAGCCGAGAACACTGAAATCAGTATGTCGATATACTTGGTCGTCGATGAACCCGTTGTGGGTTTCACCGATGCCAATATCGACTATGACGTTCAGGGTCTCTTCGGCTTCTTGGGCAGCAGCAACGTGCTGAAGGTGTTGACCGGTCAGTCTTAATGCGCATCTGGCTGCTCGCTGGGATTGCTTCAATGGCAATTCTCAGCGGGCTAGTTGCATGCGGGCTGTTGGAGAAAAGTTTCCTTGCCTCCGTCAGCTACGAAGTGGAACCAAGTGTTAAAGTACCTGGTCCTACTACACCAGTTAAGTAAGCTGGTGTTGATCATTTGGAGACGCTTGCGTCGAGCCAAATGATCTTCGTAATCTAGACTAGCCGCGATCGAGGGGGCCCGTTAAGTTTCGGGCCCCCACCTTCTTTATATAAGAAGGTGTTCGGGGTTTACACTAACGCGATATGACTATGGACTCGCATCAACAACCCAAGAAGGATTGCATGCGATGAAAAGCCTTACGTGGCTCCTAGATAGTATGCTGGACGAATCCGGCATACGATGCGACACCGACACCCAGCGAGACAAAGTTACTGTGTCTCGCAGGACCAAACATGAGGGTGAATCGTTTCTCACAATCACCCTACCTAACTTTTGTTCCGACTTCGAAAGATGTTTGGAGCAAGAGCAGGTTGACTCTACATGCTTCTTAGGTTTTAAGAGGCGTGGTGCTCTCCCCGTATTTCTACGAGGTTTGCTGAGTCTTGTGTTTGACCCTATGGTCGGTAGTCTGCTTCCACAGCCTTCAATTGAGGCTATCTCGTGTATCAGGCAGGTTTGCCTGGCACATAAGAAAGTACTTCTTCCTTGTACAGAACATCGCACAAGGAAGTCTTATCTAAAGTACTTGGAAGTAGAGAACGAACTTTCTGGATTGCTTGAGAGAATCCCCGAGTCCGAAATTGCGGACTTTAAAGTGATCTCAAGTATTGTTTGGGGAGACTTGCTCGCGTCCCTTGATCGAAAGATTGCGGGGCATGAGTTAGTACCCAAGCACGGTCCAGGTGCTACTGCGGAGAAAGTTTCTGGTAATCAGAAATTCGCTCTTAAACAGTGGCACACACGTTTGCAGCCATACTTTCCATTTGACATGTACGGGGCACCTAGCCCCTATGTGTTGATGGATCGTTTGTTTGCAGATCGTGTTGAGTTCGTTGAGCCTGAGGCGGAGATGCCCGTTAGGGTTATCACCGTCCCTAAAACCCTTAAAACCCCTCGGATTATCGCGATTGAACCTGTATGTATGCAATACATACAGCAGTCCCTGCTTGAAGCAATGGTTCCTACCATTGAATCAGGTAAGGTTTCTGGCGGTCACGTAAATTTTCGTGACCAACAGATCAATCGTGATTTGTCTCAGAGTTCATCTTCTTGTGGTGACTTTGCCACAATGGACTTATCTGAGGCGAGTGACCGAGTACATAAGGACGTTGTGAGTTTAATGCTTCAGAGCGCGCCCCTTGTTAGGGACGCAATCATGGCATGTCGCTCTCAACGTGCGGAGTTGCCAGACGGACAAATAGTTCATCTAAGCAAGTTCGCGTCTATGGGCTCAGCTCTTTGTTTCCCGATTGAAAGTATGGTGTTCTTTACGCTGTGCATTCAATCTCGACTTAAAGAGCTCAGACTACGGCCTTCCATGCGCAACATTGTTAGAGTATCGCGCATGGTTTACGTCTACGGGGACGACTTAATTATCCCCGCAGATGAGGTGTCCTCTATTGCGGCTCACCTAAGCCTATTCGGGCTGAAAGTGAACATAAATAAGACTTTCGGAACAGGAAAGTTTCGAGAGTCTTGTGGAATGGATGCCTATGATGGCACCGACGTTACGCCGGTTTATGTCCGTCATAAGTGTCCTCGCAATAGGCAGGACGTTCCCGAGTTAGTATCCTTTGTCTCTCTCGCCAACCAACTCTATCACATAGGCTGGTGGGAGACTGCGAGACGTGTGCGCAAGGTGGTTGAGTCAATTCTTGGCTCATTGCCGAGCGTCACGGATACTGCTCCATGTTTAGGATGGCATAGCTTCAGATTCGGCTATACCATTGCTAAATGGGATCCCACTATCCAGTGCTTTAAAGTCAAAGCATGGGTAGTCAAGACCCTAGAGAAGGCCGATCTATTAGACGATTGGCCAGCTCTCATGAAGTACCATCTAAAGAGAGGGACACTCCCGATCTTTGGCCGACACTTGGAACGCTCTGTGCGTCCCGGTAGCGCAAGCATCAAATACCGG